ATGTTACCGCTGTGTCAACGTGTGCTTTTGCTACGACTGTGTTTTTTGTTTTTGCGTTTGTCATATCGAATTTTCCTTTTTTGCTGTTGGGCGATTGTCGCCGTTTCGATGCATTTAACTTGGCAGGTGATTCGTTTTTTGTCAAACCCTTTTTTTACCCTTTAGGGTATTTATCTTCGGACGGTCCGAAAATAGCTTTTTTTGATGAGAACGAATCAGCAACATTGGACATCGGCAGGGTGGAACGAATCAGCAACATTGCCTCGCGTGATGCGCATATGTGCAACGTGATGTGCGGCTGTGTGCGCCTAGCGTGATGTGATGCGCTGGGGTGATGCGTATGATGCGCAAACGCTGGGGGGTGTGCTGTGTGCAACGTGCAAGGGGGGATAGGGGGATAATGTGCATAAATCGCTACGCTGTGCGCGTATGTCGCATATGCCTGTGTGAGTCGCTATTTTAGCGAATCCGTGAAGTTATATCACTATAAAAACCCTTTATTTTCAACAACTTAGCACCCCATCTCGCGCCTCGCATACGCCACGCACACGTTAAACACGGGCGGGCAGGGGCCACACCCCCCTATACCGTTACGTATATATGTACTCTGCAACAGAAGTGGTTTTTCAAAAGGGTGTTACATTATAACAGTTACACTATTCCCTTGTTTTCCCATATAATCCCACACATTCCCTTGTATTTCTAGTAAGTAATATCACAATGTGTTACAATAGATCACTTTTTGTTACAACTACAAAAGAATAGCTTGACAAGTACCCACATTTTATGCATAACTACGGGGGTAAGGGGGCTTAGTTAAACTATAAAGTTTGGACATAGGAAGAGTTTAAACTTATATATAGTATAACTACTATAGTTTAACTAAAGAAATAGCTTGACACTAATATTAAACTATGATATAGTTATACTTAAGGTTAGTTAAACTAGAGTAGAGTTAAACTCCCTCTTAGTCTCCTCCTAACTCAATAGTTAAACGCTACATAATGTTTAACTAACCTAACATTCCCACAAAGCAATCTATGGAAGTTTAAACTCTTATAGTTATACTATAGGGGAAGTATTCCCATATTTGTAGTAATTAATGCTTGACAACTATGAAAAAAGACGTAAAACTATATGCAACAGATAGTGTAATCGAAGAATTTTACGATGCATTAGCCTCTAATGACACTCGTAGCTTACAGAAAGTACACATACCTAAGTCAGACGTTTTCTATGTACGTCAAGCTATATATCAAAACACAGGTGTGTGGTACACATTGGATCACGTAGAGAGAGCTATGTACTTAGAGGGACACTTACATCGTAACGAAGTGTTAGACCCAGATAGAAAGAGACACTATGCAGATACTTGATAAAGTAAAACAATATTGGACTTGTGCTAAGAATAACCCTAAGACAGTCATCCTTTGTATTGTAGCTCTGGCTGTAGCTCACGAGGTATATCATTTAGTATGGTAGTAGATTTTGACATTGATGGTGACGGTAAGGTCACACTAGAAGAAGTAGCGATGAAGGAGCGTATGCTTGAGATAGAGCTACGTGAAGAGAAAGCTGAGTCTCAGAAGAAGATGGCTTGGGTAGCTATGCTTATGATGATAGGCTTTACAGCTGTACTATTTTATGATGGCTTGATCAGTGACTCTCGTGTTAATGCATTAGCTGATCTATTTGGTTTGTTCTATATAGCACAGACTGGTATTGTAGCTGCATATATGGGTGCTACAGCTTATATGGCTGGTAAGCCTATGGGTAGTAAGATGGCAATGTCAACTAAGGATATGCGTTAATATGGCTTTTAAACTCTCCCAGCGCTCGTTAGATAAACTAGATGGTGTACATCCAGATATGGTAGCTGTAGTTAAACGAGCTATTGAACTGACTGATGTAGACTTCGGTGTGACTTATGGAGTCAGAACTTTAGCTGAACAACAAGAGTTGTATAACTCTGGTAGGTCACAAACTATGAAAAGTAAGCACTTGATCCAGGGTGACGGTTATAGCCACGCTGTAGACCTCGTAGCGTATTTTGGTTCTAACGTGTCGTGGGAACTTAATGTCTATGACAATATCTGTGACGCTATGGCTCAAGCAGCAGAGGAACTAGAGGTGCCTATCAAATGGGGTGCAGCTTGGTCAGAGGGTGACATCCGTTACTACGATGATACAGCTGAAGATGCAATGAATGCATACATTGACCTACGTAGATCACAAGGTCGTAGACCCTTCATAGATGCCCCACACTTTGAATTGATGATGGGTTGATGCGTTGGTTAGTGTTAGCTTTACTGTTATCTAGCTGTGGTTTAACTTCATTGTTACCTACAGGCGGTGGAACTAATGTAGCTGCTAACACACAAATAGGCAAAGAAAACAAGCAGGCTGTAGTCACATATGAAGAAGAAGAAACTACAAGCGCTGGGCGTGACATCATAACTACAGAGGTTCTCAAAGAAGTAGAAGCTGGACCAGTAGATACATTAAAGATTAACAACACGAATATACCACCTTGGGTATTACTTGTGTTACTCTTAGGGTGGGTGCTTCCTACCCCAACTCAAATAGGCAGAGCACTATATGACTTAGTTAGTGCTCCCTTTAGACGTAAAACACTGAAAGATCGGATGGATGGCTACAACTAAAGACGTAGAACGTTTACCTAGCGGAAAGCTCAAGTATCGTGGTGAGACTTTCCCAGGTTACAACAAACCTAAGAAGACTCCTGGTGAAGCTAAAAAGTCAGCTGTCTTAGCTAAAAAGGGTGACCAAGTAAAGATTGTACGCTTCGGTGATCCTAATATGTCTATCAAGAAAGATCAACCAGGGCGTAGAGCTAGCTTCAGAGCTAGACATAATTGTGATACAGCAACGGATAAGTTTACTGCACGTTACTGGTCTTGTAAGGCTTGGTAAGATATGTGGATAGGAATACTACTTGTTTGTTTTGACCCTATGGCACTCTCGTGTAAGATTATAGCAAAACCAGAACCTTTCTATACTGAGCAAGCTTGTTTAGAAGAAGCAGAACAAATAGCTACTAATATAAGAGCAGGCGGTGCATATGCTACGCCGCACTGTCATAAGGTTGAAGGGAGTAGTGCATAATGTCTAAATCACCCACCCCAACAAACAAAAAGTTGTACTCTAAAGTAAAGGCAGAAGCTAAAAAGAAGTTTGATGTGTGGCCCAGCGCATATGCATCAGCGTGGTTAACCAAAGAGTACAAGAAGCGTGGAGGCAAGTACAGTGGCACAACCAAGAACAAGGTCACGTAGCCAGCACGTATTACAAAGTCAGCGTAGGAGTTTTTCTAAAGGAGGCTTAGGTAAGTGGTTTGGTGAAGAATGGACAGACGTTAAGACAGGTAAAGAATGTGGGCGTAGTTCAGCCAGTGACTCAAATAGACCGTACCCAGCGTGTAGGCCGAAGAAAGTTGCCTCAAAAATATCCAAAAAAGAGGCACAGAAAAAGACAGGACCATCTAAAGTTAATTGGTCAACAACAGCATCAGGAAGAAAAAGGTCTACATAATGGGCGCAGGAGTGAAACATTATCTGAAAGATGGTACAGTATATAGTGGTTCTTATCATAAACACCCTGATGGTAAGCTTATGACTGGTAAAACTATGAGTAAGACATCAAAACGTTTGTATCATTATGGTGATTTATCTGATACAGCTAAGAAAAAAGCAAGGTCACAAAGAGGTAAAAAATGAAAAAGATGAACGAAGGTATGAAAGCTTTAAAGAAAGAAGCACCTGAAGTAGCTAAAAAGATGGGCTATAACTATGGTGGTATGTCTTCTAAGAAGAAAGACTATATGGCTATGGGTATGTATGGTGGCGGTATGGCTAAGAAGCGTAAGGGCTACAAAGACGGAGGTCTAGCTTGTGGTGCGTCTAACCCACCTGAGCGTCCAATGATGAAGAAGAGTTCGTAATGGCACAGAAGTATTACCATAAATATAAAGACGCACTAGAAGCTAAAGGTTATCGTGTAGATGAGCACGGCTACGTGTGGGACTCTATGGGTAATCAATCTGCAGGTGAGGACAACTACGGTAACGTACAAAGTAAAGACCCTAATGTAAATGCTATCTGTCAAGAAGCTGAGATGAGTTTAGCTACTAAAGCTAAAGCTGCAGTTAAGAAGGTAGTTAAGAAAGTAACACCTAAAGCAAAGGCAGTGAAGTCAGATGATCTTGAGATTGTACGTGCACGTGATGAGAATGGACATTTCATCGCTGATGATCCCTCTACACCTGATGTGAATGAAGCTTACGTAGTTAAAAGTAAGAAGAAGAAGTAATAATGACATTAGTTACGCAGGGTAAACCATCACGTAAACGTTCTGTGTGGGGCCACAACACTAGTACTACAACAGAAGATGTATATACTTGTCCTGCTAACTGTAGTGCAGAAGTTGTTTATATTATTGTAAATAACTCTGGTGCATCTACTAACAGTATTAGTATTAAGTGGTATGACTCTTCTGACAGTTATGCATCAGGTTTTGTAGAAGGTAAAAGCTTAAACGCTGGTGACTTTATAGAATTTCAAGGTATGGAGCTTGTTCTTGAGCCTGGTGACAAGATTCAAGTTACACCTGTTTCAGCAGGGCATATTGATAGTATTGTCACTGTAGTAGAAACATTTATCCCTGTCGGCTAGCGCATAGCGGGTATTCCAAATAAGCTATTTTAAAAGGCCCAGTATTCTAGTATAACTATATATGTTTCCGTTAACATAAGGAGTACATATAATGGAACTAGTAATTTCTGAATCATCAAAGTGGGCCACTAATTTTAAAGCTTGGCTGGTCAAAGTGTATAACGCAATGATTGAAGCACGTCAGCGTCAAGCTAATGCACGTATTGCAGAGATGCACCTATGGCGTATGTCAGATCGTGAGTTAAACGATATTGGCATTGGACGTGGTGACATCAAGCGTATCGTAAGAGAAGGTAAAGAATGATCTATACTTGTTTGAGGAGGCAGTATGGACCCAGTTACAATCATAAGTGGGGCCACTGTCGCCTTTAACGCCCTTAAGAAAGGCTTTGCTATAGGCAAGGACTTACAAGATATGGGTAGCCAACTAAACAAGTGGGCTGGTCATATGGCTGACTTAGGGCAAGCTGAGAAGCAAGTTAAGAACCCTCCTTGGTGGAAGTCTATTGGTGGCTCTATAGAGTCTGAGGCGATGGAAGTTTTTGCAGCTAAGCGTAAAGCTGAGTCTATGCGAAAAGAGCTAAAGGACTATATAAGTTTCACGATGGGGCCATCAGCTTGGGATGAGCTTGTAGCTATTGAAGCTAAGATACGAAAGCAAAAGAAAGAACACGAGTATCGTAAGGCTGAACTACAGGAAGCTATCATAACTTGGACTGTATCAGGTCTTCTTTTATTAGTAGGGTTTGGTGTATTGGGATTCGTACTTTATCTGGTGGCATAAGTAAACAAGGCAATAAGTACTGCGCCTTTGACAAGGATGGTAATATACTCATCATTACCACTTACAAAAGAATAGCTGAGAATATCGACAGGAAAGCTAATGGCAAAAAATCTAACAGAAAATCAACAAAAGTTTCTCGAAGTACTGTTCGATGAGGCTGGTGGTGACGTAGTTAAAGCTAAGAAGCTTGCTGGTTACAGCGATAACACCCCTACACGTCTTATTGTAGATGCGCTGAAAGATGAGATATTTGAAGGTACTAAAACGTATATGTCTCGTATTGGACCTAAAGCAGCTGTAGCATTCGGTCAAGCTCTTGTTGATCCTACAGAGCTAGGCGTAAAAGAAAAGATGCAAGCAGCTAAAGAAATCCTTGACCGTGCTGGTGTCGTAAAGACAGAGCGTATGGAAGTTCAGGCATCAGGCGGTTTGTTTATTCTGCCCCCTAAAGATAGCGATGATACGGATAACTAAACAAAAAGAACGTGAGAGCTTAGGCTACTGGATGTTACCTAAGCCTGACTTCAAAGTAAAAAGATGGGAGCGAATCCCACGACTAACACATCAGATACCTTTCGGGTACGAGATTGATCCAGACGACGATGATTGGCTAACACCTATTTCTAAAGAATTAGAACTATTAGAGCTTGCAAAGAAGCACTTAAAGCAGTATAGTTATAGAGAAGTAGCTGCTTGGTTGTCTACACAGTCAGGTCGTCGTATATCGCACTCAGGGTTAAGAAAGCGTATAGATGTCGAAAGAAAACGTAAATCACTTGCTGCAATTAAACGCAAGCTTACCGAAAGGTACGAAAAAGCGCTTAAGCAGTACGAGATACTCGAAAAAGAAAGACTCGGTTACTACACCTACGCCGACGAAGACTCAGACGCAGAACTTGAAACCAGCTGAAGTTAAACCTGCTGAGTTTGATCCAATAGCTGCACAAGAGGTAGTCTTTAAGCCTAACCCAGGACCACAGACACAATATCTAGCATCTAGTGAACGTGAAGTACTATATGGTGGGGCAGCTGGAGGTGGTAAGTCTTATGCAACTTTAGCGGACCCTCTACGTGATATGAACAACCCAGACTTTAGTGGTCTACTTGTTCGACATACAACGGAAGAACTTCGTGAACTTATACAGAAAAGCCAAGAACTATATCCTAAAGCTATTCCTGGGATTCGATGGAGCGAACGTAAGTCTCAATGGACTACTCCCAGAGGAGGACGACTTTGGATGTCCTACCTCGACAAAGACACAGACGTTATGCGCTACCAAGGTCAGGCGTTTAACTACGTAGCTTTTGACGAGCTTACTCAGTGGAACTCTCCGTATGCGTGGAACTATATGCGCTCACGTCTACGTACTAGCTCTACAGAACTAGGGTTATATATGAGGGCTACAACAAACCCTGGTGGACCAGGACACTCTTGGGTTAAGAAAATGTTCATTGACCCAGCGCCTGCTAATAGTTCTTTCTGGGCTACAGATATAGAAACAGGTGAAACACTAACCTTTCCTAAAGGCCACAGCCGATCAGGAGAGCCACTATTTAAACGCAGATTTATCCCAGCTAGCCTATTTGATAACCCTTATCTAGCTGACACAGGTGACTACGAAGCAATGCTTCTATCACTACCTGAGCATCAAAGAAAACAACTTCTTGAGGGCAACTGGGATATTAACGAAGGAGCAGCATTCCCTGAGTTTAACAGACGCATACACGTGGTGGAGCCATACGATATCCCTCAGTCGTGGACTAAGTTTAGAGCTTGCGACTATGGTTACGGTTCCTTCACTGGAGTTGTCTGGATCGCTGTCACACCAAGTGAACAGTTGGTTGTCTACAGGGAATTATATTGTTCTAAAGTTACAGCTTCTGATCTAGCAGATATGATCCTTAGAGAGGAGGCTGACGATGGTACTATCAGGTACGGCGTGTTGGACTCTTCTTTGTGGCATAACCGAGGTGATACTGGTCCTTCCTTGGCTGAGCAGATGAATATGAAAGGTTGCCGATGGCGTCCTTCAGATCGCTCTAAAGGCTCTCGTGTTTCAGGAAAGAATGAGATACACCGTCGATTACAGGTAGATGAGTTTACTGAGGAGCCAAGACTCGTATTCTTTTCTTCCTGTACCAATATGATTTCGCAACTACCGTCTATACCTCTGGACAAAAAGAATCCAGAAGATGTGGATACAAATGCAGAAGACCACTTGTATGATGCGTTACGTTATGGTATAATGACAAGACCACGCAGTTCTATATGGGACTATAACCCAGCAAAGAATCAACGAACAGGGTTCCAAGCTTCAGACTCAACATTCGGGTACTAAAATATGGCAGACATTGATGATCTAAACTTTGACACAGATGAAGTAGTAGCTGCAGAGGACGGTAGCGATAAACTCTTCGAGTCTGTCAGTAGTGTAGTAACTTACGTTAACGAGCGTTATAAACGTGCAGAGGACGCACGACAAGTAGACGAAGAGCGTTGGCTACGTGCCTATCGTAACTATCGTGGCTTGTATGGTCCAGACGTACAGTTCACAGACACAGAGAAGTCTCGTGTATTTGTTAAGGTTACTAAAACAAAGACTCTCGCTGCGTATGGGCAGATTGTAGACGTATTGTTTGGTAATAACAAGTTCCCCCTCTCGGTAGACCCTACCGTGCTTCCTGATGGCGTTGCAGACGCTGTACATATCAATGTCGATCCTAATGCTGAGCAAGCAGGTGAAGAGGGCCGTCAAGTAACAGAGCAAACAGCAGCCCCTACACCTCTTCTAGGTGATGACGGCAAGTTACGTCCAGGTGAGACAATCATTGATCTTCAGGAACGTCTAGCTGGTATGCGTAACAAGCTAGCTCCAGTAGCTGACAAAGTTATTGAAGGTGACGGTACTACGCCAACTACAGTGTCTTTCCACCCAGCGCTTGTTGCAGCTAAGAAGATGGAAAAGAAGATTCACGATCAGCTACAAGAGAGTGGTGCATCTAAGCATCTACGCTCTATGGCTTTCGAGATGGCACTACTTGGTACAGGCGTAATGAAAGGACCATTCGCTGTAGACAAAGAGTACCCCAACTGGAATGAGAACGGTGAGTATGAACCACTAATTAAAACTGTTCCTGAGTGTGGTAACGTATCAGTGTGGAACTTCTATCCTGACCCTGAAGCTACATCTATGGATGATGCAGAGTATGTAGTTGAACGTCACAAGATGTCACGTAACCAACTACGTAGCTTAAAAGGTCGTCCTTATTTCCGTGACGAAGCTATCGAAACAGCTATCGCTCAAAGCCCAGACTATGTACGTAAGCACTGGGAAATGAAGATGGAAGACGACGACACACTGTCTGAGTCAGAGCGCTGGGAAGTGCTAGAGTTCTGGGGTTTTGTAGATACAGACATCCTAGAAGAGAATGGTGTAAAGATTCCACGTGAGTTTAAAGACTTAGTTGAAGTTAGCTGTAACATCTGGATTTGTAACGGTGAAGTACTACGTATGGTACTAAACCCATTCAAACCAGCACGTATCCCTTACTACGCAACACCTTACGAACATAACCCTTACTCATTCTTTGGTGTAGGTATCGCTGAGAATATGGACGATACTCAGACTTTGATGAATGGCTTTATGAGGATGGCAATCGACAATGCTGCTTTATCTGGAAACCTTATCATTGAGCTTGACGAAACCAACCTGGTGCCAGGACAAGATATGTCAGTGTACCCAGGGAAGGTGTTTAGGCGACAAGGTGGTGCACCTGGACAGGCCATCTTCGGCACCAAGTTCCCCAACGTTGCTCAAGAGAATATGCAACTCTTTGACAAAGCTAGGGTCTTAGCTGATGAAAGTACTGGCTTTCCTTCGTTCGCTCACGGACAAACTGGAGTCAGCGGCGTTGGTCGGACTGCCTCTGGTATTTCTATGCTTATGTCTGCTGCCAACGGCTCTATCCGTTCAGTAGTTAAGAATGTAGACGACTACTTGCTTGGACCTCTAGGTAAAGCATTCTTTAGCTTCAATATGCAGTTTGACTTTGATGAGTCAATCAAGGGTGACTTAGAAGTTAAAGCATCAGGTACAGAGAGCTTGATGTCTAACGAGGTACGCTCCCAGCGTTTGATGCAGTTCCTACAGGTAGCGTCTAACCCAATGCTTGCACCTTTCGCTAAGATGGATTACATCATTCGTGAGATTGCTAAGAGTATGGACTTAGACCCAGACAAGGTTACTAACTCTATGCAAGACGCAGCTATCCAAGCTGAACTGTTTAAGAAGTTCGCACCACAGCAACCCCCAGCGCAGCCAGGACCAGCCCCAGGCCCAGAAGGTCAAGCTCCAGCAGGTGCTAACGTACAAGACACAACTGGCTCAGGTGGAGCGCAGATGGGTACAGGTACAGCACCACAACCAGGCGAACAAGGATTTAGTGGGAACGTAGGCTAATGTCAGGTATCTCTCGTATGCTAGCTAAGCAGCTAAGCGCATCGCTTGGCATCACTGACAACCCCAAGTACAACCCTATGTTTAAACAAACAGAAGAGGTACTGACGGATGTAGCTGATCCTAGTGACCCTACAGTGGCACGATTCTATAGCCCACTAGAGAGTGCTATTGACGAAGCGCCTATCGGTAAAGAGGGTACACGTGGTGAGAACATCGAAGCGTTTGTACGTAAACGTGCACCTAAAGTCACACAAGCTGAGATGGAGTATCGTGGGTTAGGACTAGAGCCTGACGCTAAATATACAAGAGATGTTCTGTATAGTATTGAGCAAAAAGAACCTACAAATATGATTCTTAGAGAGTTTAGTTACTTAAATAAAGAAGCAGATGACAAAATATATCAGGACTTAGATGACTGGATTTACAATAATAATCCTAAAGCTTTGGATAGAATGTTAAGTATAGGACCAGAGTACGAAACCTATAAAATAGACATTCAAGGATATCTTAGTTATGTTTTTCCTAATAAAAAAATACCTGTTCAACGCATAGAAGGTTACGCAGACCCCTTTGCAAAAAAGAAAAAAACTGTAACGATTATTGATGTTGAGGACGTTATAGCAATAGGTAATCCAGCTGAACGTGAGCTTATTGTTAAGCAGCCTGAAACAGGTAAGTACATATCTTACAGCTTATTAACTGATGATATTTTAAAACCTTTAGAAGTTAAGGCTGTTAAAAAAGGTTCTCGTTACCGTAATATGCAACGTCAAAGTTCTTTACAGGATAAGGAATTGGATTATACTGAATTGGGCTTAGATGCTTCTGAGGATTTGGGATACACTACACATTTTGGTCCTTCTAACCTAGCTCATACACGTTATAGTTTGCGTGATGGTGATAAAGGTAACTATATCCTAATTGAAGAGCTACAGTCTGATCCTTTACAAAACGTAGTAGAAGATTTACCTACATTTAAAAAGAAAACAAGAGCACAACTAGATACTTCGTTAGGATATGTCTATGAGGATTTAACTTATTTGATTGAGAAAGAGGGTAGTGGCTTTGCGGATAAGCCTATAAATAAGATTAAAAGTTATATTGAGGACGTGGTTATACCTACACAGCTTAACAATAAGCTAACTAAAGAAGAACGTAAAAACATATTTAAAAAAGCTGTAAAAGATATGGATGTTCCTGAAGACCTTATTTTTGGTGATAGTGGAAGTACATCAAATGTTACCTTTTACATATTAAGTAAAGAGTTTGATGATCTTCCAGATGAACAGATAGGAGCACTTACAGACTCTATACATAATAGTGTAGTTACTTATATATCTAATCTTGGTGCAGTTACAACTAAAAAAGACCTACCTATTCAGAGTATTTCGGATTCAATTCGTATGTCTTTGCAAGCTATTATTTCAGATGCTAAGTCTAAAGGCGTAAACGAGATTGTATTACCTCCTGTAGAGAAGCTTGCAGAGCAACGTTTTTCTAAAGACGAAGTAGCTTCTAAGGTTGCTAAGGGTTCTGCTTTCTATAACACCTATGTAGCAGCATATCAAAAGGTTCTCAAGCAGCTAAAGAACGAATTAGGTAATCAGGTCAAGGTGGGTAAGAAGCCTCTTAATTATTATGTGTATGACGATAAGAGTTATAAACAGTCTGTCGAAACCGTACAAGGTACACTCCTAGACATTTCTAACTTGACTATTGATCCAGCAAATATTAAACTACGCTTCAACAAAGGTGGATTAGTAGAAAGACCAACTAAATGAATTTAGGCGCACTAAAGAAGATCACAAATGACAAGCCTCTATGGGATGCTTACGTAGAATACCTAGATAGTAAGATCAGCGCAGCGCATATCCGTATAGAGCAAAGCAATGACGCAGAGGCAATGTATCGCATACAAGGCGAGATAGCTGCACTACGTAGATTAAAACTTATGAGGGAAGAAGTTAATGGACACAGCTAAGCAAATGCAGATGGCCTTTATGATGGAAGAGGGCGGTCTTACTGATGACGGGACTACTATGGACCCTGTAAGCGGTAACGAAGTGCCTCCTGGCTCTATGGCTGAAGAAGTACGTGATGATGTCCCAGCGCAACTAAGTGAAGGTGAATATGTTGTACCTGCTGACGTAGTGCGTTTCTATGGTGTTAAATTCTTTGAAGACCTACGTAGTGAAGCCAAGCGTGGCTTGATGGAGATGGAAGCGAATGGACGTATCGGTGGTGAGCCTGTAGCGCAAACTATTGATAACCAAACTGGTGGCGAACTAACCCCTGAAGAGTTAGCCGCATTGGAGCAGATACAGGGTATGGCTGTGGGCGGTATGGTTCCTCAACCTACACAAAGCACTAACCCTTATCTGCAACAACAACAGATGTATCAACAGCCTGCTCCTGTAGCTATGGGTAATACTGGTCAGTATAACAGAGGTGGTCAGGTTCTATATGCTGCTCCTGGTACAGATGTTAGCACAGGTACAGGTATAACAAACCCTGTCACAAATCAAGAATCACAGATTGATCCATATCAAGCACAATTCGGAACACAGCAAGCGTCTATGTTCTCTCCTGGTTACTTGATTGATCAGACTTTAGGTACTGCAGCTAGCCCAGTACGTACCATTATTATGTACGGCCCTAACGGAGAAGTAGAGACAGTAACGCTTCCTGCACAGCAGACGCGCTATCAAGAGCTACTAGAGCTTGGATACTCAGAGACACAGACACAAACTACTACAGAGACAACAGTAGGGAAGCAAGATGAAGGTGAACCTACTAAAACACAAGTAACATCAGAGGCTTTTGATGTAGATAGTATTAAATCAGAAGACCTAGCTAAGACAGCTAAAGGTCTAGGTGCTATGTCTACTATTGCCACAGCTGTTGCTGCAACTGTAGGACTACCAGTAGGAGCAGTTGTTAATACAAGTATGGTAGCCCAGTACAATGACATCGTTGATCGTATGAATGCTGAAGGTATTAACGAAGAAGGGCTAGAAAAGAAAGGCTCTATCTTCGGTGGAGAGTCTGGCTTGTATGAAAACTTAAATGATGTAAGTGGTGATGGCAATGTTAACTTCGGTGATACTTGGTTAGGTGACCTACTAGGCTTTGACGGTAAGGCTGGTGTACAAGGCGATAACTTACGTGATTCATTTGGTGGGTCTCGTCGTTCAAGTGGTGGCAGTGATGATAACGATGGCGGTAGCCCAGCTGTGACACCTTCTAATGATAACAATAATAATGCACCAGAATCTACAGCAAGCGCTGCAAGTAGTACAGCAGCAGCTGAAAAGGCTACATCAAGTCTTACTGAGACAGAAAAACAAGGCGGGTCAGAGCTTGATACATCTATGGGTATTTCAGGACTTAACCAAGGTGGTATTATCAAACGCCCAAGTAATAAAAAGAAGAAATAGTAACACTACAATACTATCCATATAACTATAAGGCTACCCAGCGCAGTGCTGGCCCCAACATAAGGAGAAACAAATGCCTGAAGTAGAACAGCAAGTTAAGGTGGACTCACCTGCACACTCACGAAATGCAGCACGTATCCAGCGTGACGAGCAAGAACTCAAGGAACTAATGGAGCAGGCTGGGATAGCCTCACAGCAAGACAATGAAACGCAGGAAGAAGCCTCCGATAGTGAACCCGATAGCGAAAGAGTTGAGAACGCCTCAGTTCAGGATGAGGGTGTACGCGAACAAGAAGCGAAAGAGCCAGCTAAAGCCGAAGCACAAGAAGAGGATGATGCAGAGTTAACAGGTGAAGAGAAGAACTTCAAGAAGCGCTACGGTGATCTACGCCGCCACGTTCAAGAGAAAGAACAAGAGTGGAAAGTAAAGTTCGAGCAGCTACAATCTCAACTGGATAAAGCCACAAAGAATGAGCTTGTATTACCTAAGACAGAAAAAGACATTGAAGCTTGGGCTAAGAAGTATCCTGATGTAGCTGGTATCGTAGAAGCTATTGCAGATCGTAAAGCTGAAGAACGTGCATCTGACATTGATAAGCGTTTGAAAGAGATCGAAGAGTTACGTATAGATGCTAAGCGTCAACGTGCAGAAGCTGAACTACTACAGCTGCACCCTGACTTTGAAGACATTCGTAATGATGACGCTTTCCACGAATGGGCAGAGTCACAGCCTAAAGTATATCAAGATGCTTTGTATGAAAACGCAGAAGATGTACAATCTGTAGCACGTGTTATTGATATGTACAAAGTAGATAAAGGCATTAAGAGTACCTCTAAGTCTACGTCTAGCGATAAAGGTGCTGCCTCTTCAGTACGTACTAAACGTAGCACACAAATTCAAGAAGACGATGCATCTACCTATCTAAGTGAATCTCAGGTAGCTAAGATGTCCATCAAAGAGTATGAGAAGCGTCAGAAAGAAATCCTAGACGCACAACGCTCAGGTAAATTTATTTATGATATAACAAAGTAATGCTTGACATTCTTGTTAACATAAGTAAAACTATAGTATATACACCCAAATAGTGTGTATGCTTTAATTAGCACTAGCCACACAAAGAACTACCCAGACATATAGGCCCAGCGCTCTACTAAGATAGGCCAATCTGATTGAGCTAAGCTGACTACCCTATTATGAACGGCCTCTTTAGTGGATATGTAGTGTACCAATATCACGCCATATCTATAAGGAGATTTTAACTATGGCTATTACTTCCGCATCGGGTGGATTTACAGGTACCAACTGGTCCCCAATTATCTACTCCAAACAGGCACAGATTGCGCTACGTAAATCTGCTGTCACAAACGCAATCACAAACAACTCTTACTTCGGTGAGATCGCCAACCAAGGTGATGTGGTTCGCATTCAGAAAGAACCAGACGTAACTGTTAACGCACTAGAGCGTCACACAGGTATTTCTGTAGAGAAGCTTGCAAACGAAGACTTCTCACTAACTATTGACCAAGCTAACTACTTCGCATTCAAAATGGATGACATCGAAGATCAGTTCGCAAACGTCGATTACGTATCACTAGCGGCTGATCGTGCAGCATATAAAATGGCTGACGCGATGGACACAGACGTGATGCAGTACTTGTCAGGTCACACATCAGCAGGTGAATATTCAACATCTACATCTGGCGATGCACAGCACGACACAGCAGGTAACCTAACAGGCGAGTTCCTAACAGCGAACCACCTAGACGCAACTGATTTCTCAAACTTGACTATCTCTGCTACAGCGACAGCAGGTGACTCAGTTCCTCTAGCACCACGTCTACCAGGCGCAACTGCATTGTCAGCAACAACTGTATCTCCTCTAACAGTCGTAGCTCGTATGGCTCGTAAGATGGACACAGAGAATGTTGACTCACGTGGACGTTGGATTGTAGTCGATCCAGTATTTATCGAAATGCTAAAAGACGAAGATTCACGCCTATTGAACGCCGATTTCGGTGGCTCTGGCCTAATGAATGGTTTGGTTATGAACAACCTACACGGCTTCCGTGTTTATGTTTCAAACAACCTACCAGCAAAAGGTACAGGCGCAGGTACTTCAGGTACATCAGCACAAAACGACAACTACGGTGTTATCGTTGCAGGTCAGGAAGAAGCAGTAGCTTCAGCGGAGCAAATCAACAAAGTTGAGAACTACCGTGACCCTGATTCATTCGCAGACATCGTTCGTGGTATGCACCTATATGGACGTAAAATCCTACGCCCAGAAGCGCTTATCACAACACGTTACAACGCTGCTTAATAAAGTATAGACTATTGGGCTGGCTTTTTATAAGCTGGCCCTTTAGCACATCTAACGGTAGGATAACTCTATGGCTACTTATGTCGCACTAACAAATGAATTACTACGTAGACTTAATGAAGTTACACTAGATACTTCTGGTGATGGCTTTGACTCAGTACGTAATGTTCAAGCTTTAGCTAAAGACGCAATCAATAGTAGCATTAGACTTATTCTACAGGACGGTCAAGAGTGGCCCTTCCTTAAAACTACTTATACACAAACTCTTACAGTAGGCACACGAGAGTATAGCTTTCCCTCAGACTACTCTAGTGCAGACTGGGATACGTTCTATCTAAAGAAGTTATCCTCTCAAGGTAATAGTCCTATGAGACTAAAGGCTATGTCTTACGAGGAGTACATACAGAATGTACGTGCTTTGGATGACGAGGGTGATACGGTAAACGGTGATGGTCCACCCATTCGTGTATATCAGACACTAGGTGAATCGTTTGGTGTTACACCTACGCCTAACGCAGCTTACGAGATTGAGTATACTTACTGGTCTTACCCTGCTGATATGGCTCTATATGATGACGTAGCAGTTATACCTGATCGTTTTAAACACGTAGTTATTGATGGTGCTATGATGTTTATGATGCGCTTCCGTAGTAATGAACAGAGTGCAGCTATGCATCAGAATAATTTTGAGGATGGTATCAAGTCTATGCGTCGAGTATTGATGGATGACCCTCTATCTGTACGCTCTACAGTTCTTTCTCGCTCAGGGACTAGCTCTTTTAACGGCGGTATCTAATGGCTGACAATCTCGCCTCATTTAAGATTTTTTCTCAGGGTGGTCTAAACCTGAATAGGGATGTTTTATCACAGGGTGAAACACAACCTGGTTCAGCTATATCTCTACTAAACTATGAACCTGCTGTAACAGGTGGCTATAGGAAGATTAGTGGTTTTAGCAATGACTATGGCACTGTTCCTGGTACAGGTAAAGTATTAGGTGTTTGTGTAGCTAATGGTATTAACGATGGTATTTTAGCTTGTCGTACACCTTCTAGCGGTAGTGACTACTTACACTACTGGGATACTTCAACTTCAGCTTGGGTTGCGATAACTACATCAGGTAGCCCTACTATGACAGGCGTTACTAAAGTACGCTTTAAGCGTTATAACTGGGGTAGCTCTAAGGTAGTACTTACAGACGGTGTTAATCCAGCAGCTACTTATGATGGTACTACTTATACGCAGATAACACACGCTGATGCACCCAGCGCACCTAAGTATGCATCTATTTTTCAGAATCATATATTTTTATCAGGCGATCCTAGCGAAGACACAAATCTTTACTTTAGCGCACCCTATAACGAAACTAGCTTTGCTGCTGCAGATGGTTCTGGTGTTATTAATGTAGGGTTCCCTATTATAGCTACTAAAGCTTTCCGTGATCAACTATACATCTTTGGTGTTAACAATATTAAAAAGCTTGTAGGTAACAACATATCTAACTTTGTATTAGAGAACGTTACAGATGACCTTGGATGCCTAGCTACTGATAGTGTTGTTGAGATTGGTGGTGATGTATTCTTTTTATCACAAGATGGTTATCGCCCTATTAGTGGTACTAACAAGATTGGTGACGTTAACCTAGAGTCCATCTCTAAAAACATTCAATCATTTATTACAGATGTTATTTTTAATAATGACTTAGATGATGTTTCTTCTGTTGTAATTAGAAAAAAATCACAGTTTAGACTTTTCTATAATGTGACTGATGCAGGTGGCTTAATTGGAGGTCTTAGACAGACACCTCAAGGTATGGGTTTTGAGTTTGGTCAGTTGTTAGGTATATCTGCAACCTGTGCAGACAGTGGTTACATAGATAAAGAAGAGTATGTAATACACGGTGATAATAATGGTAAGGTGCACAGACAGGAAGAGGGTACTGACTTTGACGGAGAGAATATCATAAGTCTCTATCAAACACCCTTCCTTCATATGCAAGACCCTGAGCAACGTAAAATTGTACATACTGTTTCTACGTATCTAAGGTCTGAGGGTGTAAATGAAATACTTATGTCAGTAGTGTATGACTATGACGATACTAGTATTTTAAACCCCACTAACTACGCTTTGTCCACAGAAGACGCAGCTTCTTACTATAATGAAGCTATTTATGATGACTCTACCACTGTGTGGAGTGGTAACCCTTCTCCTGTACAAAGAGTAAACGTTTCAGGTTCAGGTAAATCTGTTTCTTTTAGGTATGTAACAAATGATACAAATGCATCACACAGCGTACAGGGTATAGTTGTGACTTTCGGAGTAGGAGATAGACTATAAATGGCTGGTTATACAAGACAAAGTGCCGCTGATATTGTTGCTGGACAGGTTATTAAAGCTGCACCAGTACATAATGAATTTCAGCAAGTACAAACTGCTTTTGCAGCACTAACAGGGCACAAACACGATGGAAGCACAGGAGAAGGGGGTTATGTACCTCTTATTGCTGATGTAGACGCTCTTAATAAAGTTGTTGTTGATACAGCTAATAACAGAGTTAGCTTTTATACTGAAGTTAGTGGAGTTGCTACAGAGCAGCTTCGCATTCAAGATGGTGCTGTTGTTCCTGTAACTGATGATGACATTGATCTTGGTGCATCAGGTGCAGAGTTTAAAGACTTATATATTGATGGCATTGGCTATATTGATTCTGTAGTTATTACAGGTGGTACTATTGATAATACAGTTATTGGTGGTACTACTCCTGCCGCCGCTGACTTTACTACAATGGATGCGTCTGGTAATGCTACTGTCGGTGGTACTCTTGGTGTCACAGGTACATCTACCTTTACTGGCGCTATTTCAGCAGGTAGTTTAACTACTACAGGAATCTCTACTCACTCTACTGTTGACATCAACGGAGGTACTATTGACGGCTCTGTTATTGGTGGAACAAGCGCACAAGCTATAACAGGTACAAATATTACAGCTAACACAGGTTTTAGTGGCGCTCTTACAGGTAATGTTACAGGTAACGTAACGGGTAATGTGACAGGTGATGTTACAGGTGATCTGACAGGTGATGTAACTGGTAATGTTACTGCTGCTACAGGTTCTTCTACTTTTAATGATGTTACAGTAAATGGTACTCTTGACGTTACAGGCACTACTATTGCTAATGTTACAGACCCTACCTTAGCTCAAGATGCAGCCACAAAGAACTATGTAGACACTAATGATGCCCTTAAACTTAATCTCACTGGCGGTACTATGTCAGGTGATATTACTATGGGTACAAACACTGTAACAGGTTTAGGTACTCCAACTAATACAACTGACGCAACTACAAAAAGTTATGTAGATACAGCAGACGCGCTTAAGCTTAATCTAGCTGGTGGCACTATGTCAGGTGATATCACTATGGGCGGTAATACCGTTACAGGACTAAGCGCCCCTAGTGCTACTTCAGACGCTGCAACTAAAGGCTATGTAGACTCTGTAGATACTACTAAACTAGACTTAGCTGGCGGCACAATGACTGGTGACATTACTATGGGAGGTAATACTGTCACAGGCTTAGGTACACCTACTGTTTCGTCAGACGCTGCAACTAAAGGCTATGTAGACTCAGAAGTATCTGCACTTGTAGACTCAGCGCCAGGTGCTCTAGATACTCTAAATGAGTTGGCTGCAGCTATCAATGATGATGCTAACTTTAGTACTACTATTACAAACAGTATTGCTACCAAGTTACCTCTAGCTGGTGGTACTATGACTGGCGACATAGCTATGGGAACAAATACCATTTCAGGTATGGCTGATCCAACACTAGCTCAAGATGCGGCTACTAAGAACTACGTAGACAATGTAGATGTCACTAAATTAAATTTAAGTGGCGGCACAATGACTGGTGATATTTCACTAGGTGCTAATAAAGCTACATCAACTGCCAATCCTGCCACAGATGATACACTATCTCGTAAAGGATATGTTGATACTCAAGATGCTTTGAAGTTAAACTTGACTGGAGGTACTCTTAGTGGCGATTTAACTCTTGGTACTAACAAGGCTACATCTACAGCTACACCTGTTACTGCAGACACACTTACTCGTAAAGGATATGTTGATACTCAAGATGATCTAAAGCTAAACCTAGCTGGTGGCACTATGAGTGGTGCTATAGCTATGGGTACCTCTAAGATCACAGGTATGGGTGACCCTACAGCTAACCAAGATGCTGCCACCAAAGCGTATGTAGACACACAGGATGCTACTAAATTAAACCTATCAGGTGGTACTATGACTGGTGCCATTGATATGGGTGCCAATAAAATTACAACTACATACACGCCTACAAACTCTTCGGACTTGACAAACAAAACGTATGTTGATAGTATTCTAAGTAGTGCTACAGATGCTGCTACTAGTGCTGCTGCTGCAGCTACTTCAGCTACTAGTGCAGCAACATCAGCAAGTAATGCTGCTACAAGTGAAGCTAATGCTGCAGCCTCATACGATGACTTTGATGATCGTTACTTAGGCAGTAAGACTTCAGCGCCTACTGTAGACAATGACGGTGATGCACTATTAACAGGTGCTTTATATTGGAATAGTTCTACAAGTAAGTTGTTTGTTTGGAATGGTTCTACTTGGGATGCAGCAGCTTTTACATTAGGTGACGCTCTTACGCAGCTTTCTGACGATACTTCACCACAGCTAGGCGGTGATTTAGACTTAAATAGTCAAGACATTACAGGTACTGGTAACGTCAACATAACAGGTAATGTAACTCTTAGCGGTACTGTTGATGGACGTGATGTAGCTGCAGATGGTACTAAGTTAGACACAGTTGAAACTAATGCTGACGTAACTGATACAGCTAATGTTACCGCTGCTGGTGCTTTAATGGACAGTGAGGTGACAAACCTTGATCAAGTAAAAGCCTTTAGTTCATCAGATTACGCTACAGCAGCACAAGGTGCAACTGCTGACGCTGCACTACCTAAGTCTGGCGGGACAATGACAGGTAACTTGATCCTGAATGCTGATCCTACGACAGCACTTGGGGCTGCTACAAAAGAGTATGTTGATACGATTGCTGCTGCAGGTATTCACTATCACGATCCAGTACGTGTTGAGTCACCTAGCAACCTTAATGCTACGTATGACAACGGTACGTCTGGCGTAGGTGCTACACTTACTAATGCAGGTACTCAGGCAGCTTTAGTTATTGATGGTGTAACTCTTAGCTCTGCAGATCGTGTACTTGTTTATAATCAAACTAATGCTGCACATAATGGTATCTACACAGTTACCAACGTAGGTTCTGCAAGCACTAACTGGGTTCTTACTCGTGCTACAGACGCAGATAGTTATGGTGTATCAGACCCCAACGCCTTTGGTGAGGGTGATGCATTCTTCGTTAAAGAAGGTGACACAGGTGCAGGTGAGCTATATGTGATGAATACTAGTGGTACTATTACATTTGGTACTACTAACATTACATTTACTGTTATTGCTGAAACAGCCGTATATACTGCAGGAACAGACTTGACATTAAGCGGAACAACGTTTAATCTTAACTCTACTATTGCAGCAGACACTACAGGTAATGCAGCTACAGCTACAGCTTTAGAGACAGCACGTGACATTACACTAACGGGTGCTGTAACAGGTACTACATCATTTGATGGCTCTGGAAACGTAAGCATCGCAACAACGGCTACATCTGATCCTACTATCACTTTGACAGGTGCAGTTACTGGCTCAGGCACAATGACCAACTTAGGTAACGTGTCTATTGCAACAACAGCCACTGCTGATCCAACACTAACACTTGCAGGCGATGCATCTGGTTCTGCTACATTTACTAACCTCGGAAATGCAACTCTTACAGTTACAGTTGCAGATGACAGCCACAACCACGTTATCTCAAACGTAGATGGCTTGCAGACTGCACTTGATGCAAAACTACCAAGTTCGTCTTACACTGCGTCTGATGTTCTAACTAAGATCAAAACTGTAGATGGCTCTGGGTCGGGCTTAGATGCTGACCTATGGGATGGCAACCAGTTCAGCAGCTATCTAAACCAAGCTGTAACAACAACATCTAGTCCCACGTTTAATGATTTGTATGTAGGTCAAAGCATCTACCACAATGGAGATTCAAATACTCGTTTAGAGTTCGGCACAGACATAATTTATATGCAAGCGGGTGGCTCAAACGAAATTACAATCGACACCACAGGTGTACGTCTAGGCGACAGCGGTAATGGTTACTTCCAACCTGTCACTGGCGATTATGGTTCAGTCCAAATTGATGGCGGTGCGCACGGTGGGTATGAAGGTTATAGCATTGGTGGTCGTGTTGTCTTTATGCACGAGAATAACACTGCTGCTGGTATCTTTAATGACTTAGATAATCAATGGATGTTCCTCGGAACGCTCGGCGGCTCAACTAAAATGCATCACGCAGGTAGCGCGAAGATAGAGACTACAACTGGTGGCGCACAAATTAATGGCAACTTAACCGTAACAGGAGCTATTAGCGGTGACGGTTCAGGGCTTACAGGTATCGGCTTCGCAACAAACGTAGTCACAAGCAACACAACAGCATCCGCTAATAATCACTACTATCTAAACGCTGCAACAGTAACCCTTACGCTTCCAGCATCCCCAAGCGTAGGTGACGAAGTTCGTATTAGTGAAGTGGCTGGTAACACAGACTGCGTTATCGGACGCAACGGCTCAAACATTATGGGTGATGCATCAGACTTAACAATAGACACAGCCTACCTCGTACTATCGCTGAGATATGTCGATGCAACCATCGGCTGGGCGTTCTCGTAAAGAAAGGGAAATACAATGGGTACAACAAGTACATTTTTTGGTGGCGGTGGCGGCGGTGCAGTTTATCTGCCGCATTTTACGTTTCTATCTAGTAACGCTACGTGGTCGCCACCTTTTGATGGTGAAGCCTATATTCACGTTATAGGAGCAGGTGGAAACGCAAATAGTATTTATAAGGTAGGTGCTGGTGCTGGTGGTTATTCCAGAAAACTTGTCACACTTTCTACAGGTACTTCTTGGAATATGACTGTAGGGGCGCAAAACACTGCAAACGGTGGAGCAGGTGGCAACTCCTCTGCAACAGATGGGACAAATACACTCACTGCAAATGGTGGATCTGGTGTGTCAGGAAACTCAGGTTCGGCAGGTGGAACAGCATCAGGGGGCGATGTAAATTATACTGGTGGTCGAGGTGGTGATGCGAATGGAAATAATGATGGTGGTGCAGGAGGGGGTGCTGTAAACCTCACAGGAACTGCTTATCAAGGTGGAAGTGTGAGGATTTACAACGGTGCTGCGTTTGCGGGTGGAGCTGGAGTTGGTGGCGCTGCTGCTCAAGCCGATAACAATGTAAACACTAGTTATGTAGCCTTTACGGGTGGGGGTGGATCAGGTGGGCCTACCTTTGGCGGCACAAGCGGAAGTGGTTATACTTTTAACCAAAACGCCTTTCAATGGTGCATGGGTGGACCTGCGTCAGGAGGTAAACCAGATGGTGTGGTGGGTTTTGACTTTATAAGCGAATGGGGACGGGGCGGTGGTTTTCAAAAAACAAGAGACCCAAATGGTTACCAACATACTGACACTTTACCTGCAGGAATAGGAGGTGGCGGTGGTCCTCAATCCTTGAATAACAGTGATGGTGTAGGTCAAAACGGTGGAGTATTTGGTGGCGGCGGCGGCGCACAGCAAAAAGGTGGTATGGGTGGCCTTGGTGGAGGCGGTGGCGCACCATTTTGGAGTACTACTGCTCATTATGGCAAGGGTGGTCAAGGCGTAATTTATGTCGAATATATTTCACGGAGTTAATAGTGGATAAGACCAATAAATTTAACTTAAACTCTTATGAGTTAAACTATGAGTGACATCAAACTTTCTCCAGAAGAAATAGAAGATATGCTAGATCGTGCAGCTAGGCGTGGGGCTAAAGAAGCCCTACGTTCTATCGGCTTACTTGATGATGATGCACATAAAGACATTACAGAGATGCGTAGCTTGTTGGAAGCATGGCGTGATACTCGTAAGTCTATCTGGTCTACAGTAGTAAAATTAGCTACCGTTGGAGTCCTGACATTTATTGCAGGTGCGGTATGGATGACGATGGGTAAGTAAAGGTAAAGTATTATGGCAGGTGAATTAACAATAGAAAAAAATGCAGACGGTACTGCTACTATTAACTTCCCAGGCGGTGGTAGTCATAAAGTTACTCCTAGCAGTGCTGCTCCTGATGCCGTAAAAGCATTGAAAGATGCGTATGGTGATCGTATAGGCAGTGTTATAGATGCACCTAATAATTCAGGTACTTCTGTTGATTCACAAGGGCAAAACCAAACAGGTACATCAAGCTCTGGCTTACAAGTGCAAGATGAATATGCTCAGTACGTAGGCCAGAGAGAAGGGCGTGTCGTAGACGGTATCGCTATTCCTAAATGGGTAGATGATGACTATTTAAGTGGTTATGTCCATTCCGTTAAACAAGGTAACCCACGTAAGCCTAACAGCCGTGAAATGACTGAACTAATTGCAGGTGTTCCTGTAGAGCAGTTGTATGGTACTATGGAATTGTCTGAGTGGACTAAGTACACTAATCAGAGTGTTGCACTTTTATATGGTTCTGTAGGTAGCAATAAAGACACACGTGACTGGGGAGCTATTATGGCTTCAGATAACCCAGTTGTTGCTGCTCAGATCGCTACATCACAAATGTACGGTGGCACTACAGTCAAGTATCAATCAGGCGGCTACAGAACAGACGAAGATGGTAACACTATACTAGACGCAAACGGACAACCTGAAGAATTACCCCCAGCACTGTACGTTGTCGGTGGTAACGGAACAGTACTTACTGGCTTAAGTTCAAACGCTAATCTGATGTCTACTACATTGCAAAACTTTGGTGTTCGTGATGCGTCTTGGATTGAAGCTGCATCACAAGCAATGGGTTCAGATGTACTGTCTAGGTATCAAAATGCGTTTGACACTCTATCGGCTTCATATAACCCTTGGGTTGGTTTTGAGTCTATGTGGGATATGGAGTTTACTACTGGAGTTGCACCTTTCATTGATCCTTTTAAGATTGTTTCAGGTTTAGGTAAACCTAAAGCTGCTACACCAGGTGAAACTACAGGAGTAGTAGAGCAAACTATTACAGCACCAGAAGCCCCTGCTGTAGGTACTACTACAGAAGTAACACAGCCTACTTACACAGGCACTCCACAAGCTGCAGAAGCTGTACCAGTAAGCACTACACCTTATACCCCTACACCTACTACTGTGACTGGGCAACCTGTTGCTACAGGCATTACAGGTACAGGTGTATACCCACAAGCTCCTGTTAGTGGTACTATGGGTGTACCTTTACAAACTGCAGGTATAGGTACTGTACCACAAACTATACAAGCAGTATCAGACTATACAGGTACAACAATTCCTAACCTTACATCACAATCACAGAAAGGATTTGGTGGGCAGCGTACATATGGTAACCAGTTTGGACAGCGTATTACTGTCACAGTAGATGGTCAAGGTAACCCTATTACTTATGTACCTCCTGGTTATACTCCTACACAAGGTCAAGCTAAAGGTGGTGACGTAGGTCAATCTGAAACAGAGGCTCTATTTACTATTGCTAAGATGAACGGCTATAAAGGCCCTAAATCAGGTAATGCACTTAAAGCATTCTTCAATAGCAGTGACGCACTTAAAGCTAAGGCTCGTGCTATCGGTGTAGCTATGAACAAAGGCGGTGCTGTATTGTACGCTGCTGAAGGTATAGACGTACAACCTGGTACTTCTATTGATCCGTCCTTTGCTACAGAGTTAGCCACACAAACTAAAGACCTTATTGGTCAAACTATAACTCCTCAACAATCAGCTGTTCAATACATTCAACCTGAAGCGGCTGACTTTATTGCACCTACTGCAGGTCAAGCTGCTACTGTATCCCCTATGGCACAAGCCGCTACAGTTGGTACTGTACAACAAGCTCAGATGCCTATGATGGCTGCTCCAGCTACTATGGGTGCTATTACAGCTGCGCCTAGCATTCAAGCTGAGACTGATGCACTACAAGCACAAACTGGTACTGTATCACCTCAAGCACAAGTAGATGCACAGCAACAGCTTACTACGTCTGTGTCAGGTATGGAAGCTGCACAGGGTACAGCCACTATGGTCAATGCTCCTGCTGCTAGAGAGATTCAACAAGGAGAGATTATCTCTGGTGTAGCTGATGCAGAGAAAGCTGCACAGTTTAACGAACAGATACAAGCAGCAACAGCTACTCCTTCTAAACAAGCTACTGTAGCTGGGCAACTAGAAAGTCTTATGCAGCAGTTTGAAGGAGGAGCAACACCTGCTTGGGCTGCTGGGTCTATGCGTACAGCGATGCAGACACTAGCTGCTCGTGGTTTAGGTGCGTCTAGTTTAGCAGGTCAGGCTGTTATTCAAGCTACTATGGAAGCTGCGCTACCTATCGCTCAGATGGATGCTCAGACTATGGCACAGTTTGAATCACAGAACTTGTCTAACCGTCAGCAACGTGCAATGATGGCAGCACAACAACGTGCTCAGTTCTTAGGTCAAGAGTTTGATCAAGCATTCCAAGCTCGTGTGCAGAACTCAGCACGTATTGGTGACATTGCCAATATGAACTTTACTGCTGAGCAAAACATTGCGTTAGAGAACTCTCGTGCTGCAAACACGATGAACTTGAATAACCTGTCTAACCGTCAAGCTATGGTGATGGCAGAAGCTGCTGCATTGTCTCAGTTAGATATGGCTAACTTGAACAACCGTCAACAAGCTGCTGTACAGAATGCTCAGAACTTCTTGCAGATGGATATGGCTAACCTTAACAATGAGCAACAGACTGCTATGTTCAAGGCACAGCAAAACATTCAAGCTTTGTTTACAGATCAAGCTGCTGAGAATGCTGCTGAACAGTTTAACGCTACAAGTGAGAATCAGACTAATCAGTTCTTTGCTAACCTGTCATCTCAAACATCTCAGTTCAATGCAGCACAGCAGAACGCTATGGATCAGTTCAACGTGAATAGTGTTAATGCTCTACGTGAGTTTAACTCAGAGCTACAGCAACAGCGTGACTTGTTCAATGCACAGAATGGTCTTGTAGTTGCACAAGCTAATGCTCAGTGGAGACAAAACATTGCCACGCTTAATACTGCAGCGCAGAACGAAAGCAATATGAACTTCGCTAAAACTATGAATGCATTTACATCTACTAACCTAGATGCGTACTGGCAACGTGAGCGTGACATTATGAGCTTTGCATTTACGTCTGCTGAGAATGCTGCAGCACGTATGTCTGAGGTACTGTTAGCAGAAATGAACGCTGAAGCTAAAGCTGCATATGCAGACCAGCAAGGAAAAGGTATACTGGGTGCCACACTACTCAAGGGTGCACTTAACTATATGGCTACAGGCGGCGCTGGAAATATTGTATAAGGTAAAATAATATGGCAAACAATAATGAACCAGGTTTAGCAGATATTATTGTAGGTGCAGCAACTAGTGTGCCTACCTCAGAGCAATCAGTCGCAACAACTAGAGGTCTTATGTCTCAACAAAGGCCAAGTCTAGGCGTAGGCGAAGACCCTGACTATGATTTGCCTACCTATATTAGTGATTTATTATCTACTATGCGTGATGAACGTGCTACTATGGATTACCTCAAATCGACAGTAGATGAGACACGCTTAGATGATTACGAATTTGGGGTTGACGAACAGGCCCAACGTATGATAGACTCTGCAGATACACAGTACGATTATAGCTCAGGTGAAAGACCAGCTACACCTAAAACCCCTGAATTAAAAAATGCTTTAACTAAAGCTAAAAGTATAGTAGAAGAAAACATCGGCATCACTGGTGAGATGTGGGACATCTATAGAGACAAGGTTGGGTTTATCGAATCTTCTAACACTTACAATAAAGTAGGCGGCTCAGGTGATCACTACGATGGTTACTATCAGATGGGTGAGATGGCTAAAGCAGACGCTAGCAAGATACTTGGTTATGATCTAGGCCACGATAAAGCATCACGACAGAAGTTCCGTAATGACCCAGCGCTTCAAGAAGAAGCTGTAGCAGCTTACACAGCGCAGAACCATAGCTACCTAACACAGAACTCTTCTAAGTACAGAGCCTTACCAACAGAAGAAAAACTAGCTGTATTAGCATATGCACACAACCAAGGATGGAAAGGTGCACGTGACTGGTTGAACACTGGCGTAGAAGGTAGAGATGCTTTCGGTACTAAGGGCACAAAGTACTACAACGCTATCATAGACGCATTTTAAAGTAGGACACAATAATGGCAGACGTATTCAGCGCCCCTATTCCTGGGCAGTCACTTACAGATACACCTAAGAACTACCCTTGGGAAAGACCAGCAGAGATTACTGATCCTCGTGAGGCTATCAAATTTCACATTGATGGTATTAACAGACCAGAAGCACTCGACAACATTATTGAGATGCTACAGATAGGCATACCTGTTAATGCTTTGTCTAAGACTGCACTTACTACAGCACAGATGGAAGGTATTCACTCTGTAGATGTAAGCCTTATCATTGGTGATGTCATCAAAGAAGAGCTTATTAGCATCGCTGAGGAGGCTGGTATTGATTACGTTACTGGTGATGAACCTTCTAAAATTGATATTAAAGAAAAAGAAGAACAAGAAATCTTAACGCTACTACGTAAGAAGATTGATGAAGCTGATGAGATGGACGCTGGTGTTGAGATGATGCAGCAGACTGCTGATATGATGACTGATGAAGAAGAACCGCAAGACGAAGACATCGAAGCAGAAGCTGAGCCTATGATGATGCAAGAAGAAGAAACTATGCCACAAGAACCACGTGGCTTGATGGCGAAAGGTTAAGAGTATGGCAGGTTTTATGGCAGGGTTTGGCACTACGCTAGCCCAACTAATCGAAGAAGATCGTAAGTATTACCGTGATGCTGCAGCTAAACGCCGTGACTACATTCAGACATATGGTACTCGTGCTGTAATGGAGCGTGAAGATAAAGCTAATGCAGCGCTGGGTGTAGCTAACACGCTTATGAACCGAGGCTTCTCTAAAGAGTATGTAACTAGCATCGCTGCCAACAACGGTGTGCGTTCTATGGTTGAGTTTGCTGATCAAATCTCTAAGCGTACAGACTTAACAGAGAAAGACATCAAAGAGATTGAAGCTTCAGCTAAAGACTTCGTAAAGGATAACCCAGACGAAGACCTATCAACTGTAGTTAAACGTGCTTATGGTCTGTACAAGAGTACGAAAGACCCAGTTGCACGTAAGCGTAATATCTTTGGTGCTATGCTAGGGCTAGACGCTTCTATGATGGAAGATGATGTACTGAATGATATGTACATTGATGGCTACACAGGCTCAGACATCTATCGTATTATGGGTAGTGCTGGACCTGGGGCAGGTAAGCCTATGGGTGTTAAGCTTCCACCTAAAGCTCGTGGGTATAAAGAGAACCTAGCATACAGAGCCGCTATAAGTCAAGAAGCTGATAACTTTATAGCGTATGAACTAGAAGAAATAGGACAGCGTATAGATAAAGACCCTGACAGTGAAGTTAAACAGACTTTACAGGGTGTACGTACTGAACTTTTACGTATTCAGGAAGACCTTAAAACAGACCCATCAGGAGCTATGGCAGAGTATTTAGGTATGTCTGGTCTTTCCTACAACAGCAGTCTACTAGCTACAATTCAGCAAACAGAAGATGCTTATGCAGGGTCTATAACCAATAACCCTCTATTGACTGACAAGTTCAAGACTACATACGGTCAGCTTGTAGGTGACATTAAAGACGATGAAGCTGCAGCAAAGGCACCTGGAACGCAAGAACCTAAAGGCGAGGGGCTTGCAAGCACTGATATTAAAAC